CAGACATTTTTACTACTTAATTGTTATTTTATATTTTTAAATAGTTTGACTTAGGTTTTCTTTAAGTTAAATTTTAATTATTAAGTATTAGAGTTAGTTGAGAAAGGTGGCGACAAGTGTGGGTTTCCCTTGCTTCCCACCACCAGTTGGTGGTGGAGAAGCAGCCTAAGTAGCGCCGGAAGAAGGTGGTATTGCATCCCAAGCAGTATCTTCACAATCCTTCCATCTTACTTTCTCTTTATCTTCATCACTCATGGAAACAGTATGTATTGATAGTTCAGTTGGTTCCACAAGTTTGAAAAATATCGAGTCAAATTCGCATTTGGTTTTTTGATTACTCTTAGTTGGAGTAGGAAAATCACCCATTTTATATTTTAAATCAGTTTTATCGTAATACAAATACCAACCCTCATAGTCAGAGTTATCTAAACCAATTAAAAAGGTATCGTCACTTTTACTCTTATAAATTATAAACTCGTGATTTCCAGTCGCATCTGTACCTAATTGGGTACTATCCAATTCAAGTTCGTGTGTAGTCGTGTTAATTTTTAAATGTTTAACAGATTTGTCTGCGGCATGTACAGCTTGATTTCTAAATCTAACTATATTTTTACTACTACCCGATGGAATTAATCTAACGTAATTATCAACTTTATTCCTACCAGTTACATTATAAATTTGATCAATAACATCTTTGTGTATAGCATCCGAAAAGAGGTAATAATAATCAACATCGTAATCGACTATAATGGCCGATTCCCCTTCGAATGTACCTGGTTTATACGTATAACTCAAAGGTGTCGTTGAATCCAAAGTTGCAGAAAGATCGCTCGTTTGTATATTCCACGCTTCAAACCCATCGCCTATATCTGGTGTTAATTTAACTTCTTCGCCGTTCTCTTCCAGTGTATAGTATAAATCAACTATGTTATCACCAATGGCACTAAACGATCCATCACCCGTAAAAGTAACCTTATTATTAATTGAATACGACGTATAAGCCGCCATTTGATTATCTTTAGATACCTCTTTTGTCATTTTAACTTCATAAGAACTGCCTTCGTTAGGTCTAACTGACCATTTTGCAATGATTTTATGTATACGTTCAAAACCACCTTTATTATCCCAAACAATAGAAACGTTCACGTTTTTACTCAGTTCGTTATAATCGTAATTTCCAGTATTATATTCCCTTATAGCGTACCCAGACGTACTCGTTCCATTATCACTCTTATCGGGATTGAGTGTTCTTTTAATACCCTGAACATTTATAACTGGTCCACCACCTGGTGTTGGTGTACCACCGGAAGGTGAAGATGAAGGTGACAATTCATAGTACCTTTTATATACTATATAAAGTGTTACAATCAGTGTTATAATAAGAAGTCCGTAAAATACGTATTTATTAGTACCACTCATCTTATATAGTATACATTTACATTTTTAAATTTTAAATTTTAATTACTTACATTACATCCGTTATGAATAGGAACTACTTCTCTATGTCTTTCCTTAGTACCATCCTCTTGACTAATTACAATTCTATTCTGACAACGCCAGTTATAATTCACATTCGATGGTGCATATTGTTCACACTCACCTGCAGGTGGATCCGTGATTCCTGTCTTAGATTCAGCAGCAGACATGAATGGAGGTGGTGACCAGTTCTCTTTCGACGCATCAACCAGTATGAAATCCATAGATTCCTTTTCACAAAACGATAATTCATTCGCATTCTTTAAACAAACTTGAACGGTAGCATAACGATCAACACCTTCAATAAATTCCGCGTGACCATTTCTGTCGTACACAACTTTTCTCAAACACATAAACCGGTCTATTTCAACCGAGTCCTGGAAACGATAGTATCTAATGGTATTACCATCGCTTTCATAAACAGGAACAATATTGAATATATACGAATCGTCTATATTATCGGTAACTCCGATATAAGGTTGGTCCGTTGCATACTTTTCAGAGGCATCGTCATAAAAGTCACTATTTGTTAATCTTGGATTGATTACTTTTTCTATACCGGGTGTTTTCCCAGCAACACCAACACCTTTCTTAACTGTTCCATCTTCAGATACATAAACAAGTTTAATTTTATCTTTTTGAACAGTTCCATTAACAACAACGGGTGTTAATCGAATATACCCGGGTTTATTCTCTAATCGGTAATTATTTCTTTCATGAATATCATTTGAAATTATTAATTTCGATATATCATCCTTAAAAAGTTTAGAATATATTTTATAATCAGTATGAGTTTGATCTCGTCCTAACGATACATCACTTTTAATAGGTACGTAAGTATACGTTTTAGGGTCAACCATATCTATCGTCGCCGAAAGATCACTAACACCTATAACCCACGGTGTATAATTAATTGCATCCACATCTGGTGTTATTTGTTGTTTTGTAACTTCAGTCGTATTATAATATAAGTGAATTATATTCTCACCAACCGCACTGAACCTCTTATCATCGGCTAAGTCTTTATTACCCGTAAATGTTACGGTATTACCCCGCGTATAATTTGAAAAAGCATCTGGATAATCAGTTTTATTCAGAGTTTTGGTCATTCTTGTAACGTAATCATTATCTCCTTCACCCTTAATCTGCCATTCCGCTATTAACCCCGTCACACTATCAAAACCACCTTGATTATCCCATTTAAGAGTTATTTCAACGTTTTCGGTAAGTTTATTATAATCAAAATTATCAGTTCCGGTACTATATTCCCTTATAGCATACCCCGATGTTGAACTCGATCCGTTATCACTCTTATCAGGGTTGAGTGTTCTCTCGATACCCTGAACATCTATGGATGGACCACTCGGTGCCGGTGCTGATGCCGGTGCTGGTGCTGGTGAAGACCCCCCGTTTTTATATACCATATAAAGTGTTATAATCAGCGCTGCTACGAGAACTAAAACAAAAATTAGCATACCACTCATTTTATATTGTATATTTATATTTTATTTATCTAAACCTTATCATTGTGTAGATTCGTATCGTCTGTCGGTTTTAGTTGTTTCATGATGATGGCGGCCTACAACTTTCATCCGGAGATGTCCTTCTTCTGTCAGGTATTGTTGTTGTATCAATTTCTGTTCGATTGGTGTCAGACATAGGTGCCATAAATATATCCATGCTATTATATGTACACGAATCTGTCATATCTTCTATTTTCATCATTTTTAATTGATCATTTGATGAAATAAGATAATTTTTACTACCCACTTTAGGTTTTAATAAAATCAAAAAGTAATCTACACCGTCTATATTTTGTTTAAATCTATAATGATCAGGCTTAGAACCCTCAATTATTTCAAAAATGGAGGGTGTCTCATCATCTCTGGTATACCCACTATTGAGTTCTCCATCTAATTCTGAGTTCCATTCATCTCGTTTTGTATACACGTAGCCCGTTTCTTTCTTACCGTCATTATTATATAAAATAAATTTTACTTTATTATTAGCACCTTCAACAGGTACCATGGAAACCGTGTGACTGTCTTTCCCGATCTCCCATTGTGTCGACTGATCTTTAAGTTTTATAGCGGCATTATAATGATTACCAAACGGCCACATTTGGTATTGTTTTGTGTACATATCCTTTTCAATTTTCATACCCCCACGAGATGGTTTCCATGTATATGTCGTCGGTTCTACCATACCAATGGTTCCCGAAAGGTCGGGTATAGTTATAGTCCATTCTGGAAAATCGGTGCCCACGGGTGGTGTTAACTCTACTTCATCTGTTGTACCTGCAAGAACGTAGTATAACCGGATTATATTATTACCGACCGCATTAAACGAACCATCGGCTGTTAACGTCACTGTATTATCCGTAAAATTAGTAAAATATTTAGTAACGGTGTCATTATTATCAGAATTATTTTTTATAAATTCCTTTCTCATGGGTATACTTGATGTATTATGGTGCCACTGAGCTATTATCTTTTCAACGTTCTCGAAACCACCCTTATTCTTCCATTGTAAAGTCATGCTTATGTTTTTACTAAGTTCGTTTAAATCGTAATCCGTAGGAGGAGTACCCGAAGAATATTCCCTTATAGCGTAACCCGATGTTGAACTCGTCCCATCCTCCTTTTTATCGGGGTTAAGTGTTCGCTCTATACCCTGAACATCTATGGATGGACCACTTGGTGCCGATTCTGATGCTTGTGCTGGTGCCGGTGCTGGTGAAAAATCCCCTTTTTTATATACCATATAAAGTGTTATAATCAGCGCTGCTACGAGAACTAAAACAAAAATTAGCATACCACTCATTTTATATTGTATATTTATATTTTAATTACTTGAATTATGAAATTTTTAAGTGTTACTCATACACCAAGAATTATTGTCCTTTTGTGAATTTGGAAATTGAGGACTATCGCAACAGTCTTGTTTTTTGGACCAATTATCAGCAGCATCGTTCATACACGCGTCTAAATTATCATGATACTTATCGTTCACGTATGGACGAGCGTCTATAAACTTAAACATTTGTGAGGTTTCACCAGTTGCTCCAGCTTGACCTTTACACGAGAATGTTTCATCTTCACCGTTCATGTCAGGTTTACATTTTTTCCAATTATCACCTATTTTGGTTTCTATAAAATAAGTGTTTGACCTTTCATTAACAATTCTCATTCTATATTTACTCGCATAACTCTCACCACTAAGACACGGGGTGTTATTATAATCAGATGAAAATTTACAATATTTATTTAATTGTTTAGTTTTTAGTGTAATTTGATTTGTCGTATTCGGAACATGCTTGACCTCCCATTTAAATTCATTTCTATATTGTTTCGAAGATCTATCAAAAACAATTTGTGTTCCATCAAACCGTCCCCAATAACCACTAGCTACATTTTGAATAAAGTATATACCCTCCGCCGGTCTACCAAAAAGCGAACCAGTCAAAGCAGCGGCAGCGGGAGGATTTGAAGAAGTAGCGGGAGGATTTGAAGAAGTAGCGGGAGGATTTGAAGAAGCAGCGGGAGGATTTGAAGAAGCATCTGAATTTTGAGATGATGCCAAGGTATCCATACACATGTTTGTAGTGTATGTATCTTCTTCAGTCACTATTATATCCATGGTTTTATATTCCTGTTCATTCATATCATTTATATTCTTAAACATCAACTTTCCATCAGTTTCACTATAAACCAAAAATTTACCTTCATTTTCTGTACCAGATGGTTTAAATCGTTTACTTTTATCGTACGAACCTTCGAGCATTTCGAATATAATTACATTCGAACTTAACTTATCAACTAAACCAATAGTACCATTATCATCAACAGTTCCAAATAAAGCATCTTGAATTTTAAGACTAAACTTGGAATTTGAATCTTTGTTAGGTACAATATGAAATTGTTTATTCTCGAGGTTTTGTGCATCCGAGTCAATAGTAACACTACTAAGGTTTTGTGTAACCACATTGAACATATCACCTACTTCACACATGTACATGCGATACCCCTTACCTGTAAAATCTGCTGAAGTTTTTGTATTACCACCTATCGTATCGTACGTATATAATTCGGAATCTGCTAATTTAAGTGATCGATCGAGATCTTCCTTCTTTATTTCATTTTTCTTCATATCACTCGACGTTAATTGTACTTCTATACCTAACTCGTTTTTATAGTATAAATGGACTTCATTTTCACCTGTAATATCGTACGTATTATCCTTACCATAAAAGATAATTTGTAATCCCGTTTTATTCTTTTTGAATAGGTTTGGGTAATCACTCTTCTTATAAATAGTTTCTTTCTTCTTTTCACCACCAACAAATCGACGTGCTATTATTTCTTCGAATTTACCAAATGCGTTTTCATCGTTTTGCCACTGTATACCAACGTCTATATTTTTAGAAAGTTGAGTATAATCACCTTTTGCATCACCACCACTACCACCTTCTCTTTCTGCTGGGTGTATTTCTTTTATTAAAAAATTAGTCTCAATTTTTGGAAGAATAACTGGGTTTTTAAAAAAGTAATAACCTCCACCTACTAAAAAAGTAAGCATACAACAAATTATTAACAAACCGATCATAATTTTATTATAACCTTTTATTTTATTTTTACTACTTTGAAGAAAAGTATTCGACGCCCATCTAGGTATATTATATCCATCATATATTTTTTCAAACATGTTTACCATTCATTTCACGTTAAAAATGTTTGAATTTTTATAAAAATTATTTAAGACAAATTATTATGCTTTTCCAATATCAAACTTTTCCCAACTCCCTATATCATCTCTATTACACCTAATAGTGTGACCTTCATCTGCACAATATTTCCAGTTTAACTCCCCATTTGCCTTCCTCCCTTTTCCTCCATTTCCCATAAGTGAATATGTACCATTATTATTCTTATTAATTTTAAACTTTTCCCAATCCCCTATATTAAGTTTATCACATTTAATAGTCCAAGCTAAATCTCTACAATATAAACCACTTTTAGCACCTTTAAACGAATATGTATCATCACTATTCTTATTAAAAATAAACTTTGTCTTTTCATCCTTTCCAAGACTATCTTGACGACAATAAATTTTATAACCATAATCCGTACAATATTTTCCATATCTACCTCCTTTCATATAAACTTTTTCACCCGTGGGAATTTCTGTATTTGATGGAGGAGGTGGAGGAGGTGGAGGAGGTGGAGGAGGTGGAGGAGGTGGAGGAGGTGGAGTGGAAGAAGCAGTGGAAGAAGTAACGGAAGAAGCAGCGGGAGGAGTTGAAGAAGTAGCGGAAGAAGTAGTGGAAGAAGTAGGGGAAGAAACTAATAGACCAGTTTCTGCATCATAAAAGTTAAACTTTTCCCAACCCCCGATCCCATCCCTATTACATCTAATATTATATCCATCATTGTCAGATGCACAATATTTATTTTTTTGAGGTCCTATTATTGAATATGTACCATCATCATTATAGCTAATTTTATACTTACCACGCTTATAGTTCTGATCGGAAATCGTGTCATTTTGACACCGAATATTGTTACCCATATCTGCACAATATTTAGGGCCACTACCCCCTTTTATTGCATATGTACCATCACCATTATCTAATAAATAAAACTTCTTCCTCCATTTCTCATCAGATTGAATACACCGCATTGTGTGAGAGAGGCCACTGTCCGTATCACACCATTTATCATCCCGCCCTTTTATATAAACTTCACTCGGAAGTCCTAGTCCTGATTCAGAAACAATTTTATCAGAGGTCTGTTCATATATTTTCCAATTTGAATAATTACTACTCGGATTCTTATTATTACGACCTGTTGGTTTAGTTGAAAACGTGTAACAATTATTTCTGTTACCCGGTTCTAAAGTCTCATAATTAAAAGATTTACATTGAGGGTTTTTTTCACACTCGGATTTACATTTATTGAGCGTTGCATTTTCAAATTTTTCTATAATATTTTCATTCCACGTCCCCGTCTTAAACTTCGTATTATCATGTATTTTCCATGTAGTTTCTGTAGAGGTGGTCGCATCGGTCGCAGGAGGAGCAGGTGGTGGAGCAGGTGGATCAGGACGGATCCATATCTTACGTTCTAATTCAGTCGTTGTTGTGTTATCTTCTGTAGGTTTAACCTTGGTTAAAGCACAAGAAGTTTCCCAATCTCCATATTTTTCTGTAAATTCTACAGCTTTACACTCGTCCTCCTTCTCACATAGACTTTGACATTGTGCGAGTGTTATTCCTTCTTGAATCGCGGCACCCTTCAATTTGGCCGCTAAACCCGTCTTGTCGTTAATATTCACCCAATTATTTTCCATTTTAGACGAATTGAAATAACCATTATCCGTCGCGTTCCCCGTCCACTCAAACCAGGTCTCATTGACAGTATCGTCTAGTGGAATAGGAGAATCGGGTATAGTATAAGTGTACGTAACGTTTTTTGAACTCCCCGACTCCCCTCGATTTCCAGTTTCATTAATCATTAATTTTGAATTTTCTTTTATTTTCCAACCTGGTGCATCTTTAGGTCTGTTATACGATATTTCTATTTTTTTAATTTTACTATTTTTTTTATAAATGGTAAATATTTTTTCACCCTCTGTATAGCTACGCCACCATTGTGCATATGTATTATAACCGGAATCAGTCCCAAACGTGTACTCCTCATCTTTCGTCATGTTTTCTAATAATTTTTCTGATGTTGGACCTGAGTTACCTGCACTTTTAGGCATTATATGCATTTTGAAATATAGATCGTCGTCATCGTTTTGGCTTGTCAATAAAACACCGTCAACTTTTATCCATTGAATTTTCATACCCATTTGTACATTAGTCGCAGAATCTGCTTTGACATTATATATAAAGTCGTACTCATAGAGACTATACGTAGTGGTAGTTGCTTTATTCATTTGTTGAAATAACAAATCTTTAGTACGGTCCTTCTTATTAAAAAATCCTCTATCCGCAACTATTTTGGCTTGATCAAATGGAATTGATTTTGTTAAAAGAACATTATTATCGTTTTTTTCATTGTAATAAAGTTTTATAGTTAAACCATTACTCGGGTAACTATCAAACGTATACCCATCCAAGATTTGTACCTGATTATTTGTAAAATTTTTAAACAGGTCCGGTCTATCGGTTTTCGTAATTTCCATATCGTCTTTAGGTACATCACCTTCAAAACTCAGAATCCATTTATCCACTATACCTTCAATAGATCCCTTATTTTTCCATTTAAAAGTTACATCACCTATTGTATATTTTTCCTTGGTATAACGGTTTTTGTATAATATATATACGATCAAAAGTATACATAATATGATAAACAATTCACTACGTGTTATCATTTTATATAGAATGAGATAATTTATTTACATACACTCTCCTGAAAATTAAAATAAAACTATATATAAAATGAATATCAGACCAGTAACATCTGTTATTTTCGAAGCACTTTTTATCGGTATAATGTTACAATTGATTTTTATGGGAATAACGAGATACGTGTATAAAGGTACTGGTGTTTTGATACTATCGGGTGCGTTGATACATTTACTTTTTGAATATTCACCGTTAGGTAATATGAATGAAAAATGGTGTAAAATTACATTTAAATAAAAATTAGTCTAAAAAACGGTGTTCATATCTTCCAAAAGGGAATTTTTATCTCGAATCAATTCAATTAATTCGTCGTTCAAATCGTTCAGTTTATGTTCAATCTCGTTGTTATATTCATCAAGGTAGGCTTTGTAAAATTCCCTTTCATTGCCTACATTGTGCCCCTTATCCAAAAGATTTCCAATGGTATATCTCGATAAACGAATACCAAGGTCACTCGCGCGCTTTTTAACGGCCATCGTTCGAAGATTTGCTGTAATTCTTTGTCTCGGTTTAGTATTACGAATAAGTCTTTGTGTTTCACTAATACGAGCATCCAACCTTCGAATTTCAGCCTCGTCATACGGGCGTGAAGCTATTTGAAGTCTTCTCATATCTCGCATAAACCCTTCATCGTTCAACATTTCTCTCGGAACCTGTATTTCCGGTAATAACATGCTAACGATATCGTTCGATTCATCAACATCGGCCATGAGAACATCGTCGTCATCCTGGTCATCACTTTGATTCGAAGGTGCGTCCGCGTCAGCATTTTGTAATTCATTGTCATCATTTTCGTAATATCTATATCTATTCCCCCTTTCCGTTCGTATCGGTGAAAATGGTATAGGTGGTCTTGTATCGTTAGTCATGATGTTTCTTAGTATAAATTCTTCATCTTCATCTGTTTCGGAATCATAATTCGAATTAGAACGAGATATAGACTCGTGTACTTTTTTAATCGAATTACACATTTCAAGGTAATTTCCTTCCGGTATTACTGTAGAATTCAAATCAATCAAACGCATTAAATTGGTAAGTTCGTCCATTTTTAATATATTATTTTTTATTATTTCTTATTTGAACTTAGGTTTATTTTTTTTATTTTATCTAAGTGGAGGAACACCGTCTACATTAACACTATAAAAATCGTCTATTAAACCATAAACTGAGTTGTTAAAATTGTGAATTCTAATAATTTCATGTTCATATTCATCGAGTTGTTGTATATACAATTCCCTTTGACGTGATCTATGAACATTGGTTAAATTTAAATATTCTTTAAAAAAATCACATCGTGGGTTATGTCCCAATACATTTAACTCCTCGATAGTATTACAAAGTGGTAATTCTAAAGCACTACAATATGCGTGAATAGCTTCTCGCCTAACACGGGAAGTTATCCTAACACGTGGTTTTGTAATATCAATAAGTTTTTTATATTCTTTACGTTTTCTAACGAGAACCATACACCGTTCAAAAATAATATCCATTGGGTTAATACGTAAACTAGATGGTAATGTGCGATTTCTACGAGGTATAGATTCTCTATTTCTAAATACGTCTCTTAGTGTATTACACATATCTAAATAATCACCTTCGGGTATTTCCTCCGAATGATTATCTATAAGTGTCATGATTTTATGAAGTGCATTAGTATTGGTAGTATTAGTAGACATTATTACAATTTATATTTATTTTTTTAAGAGTCTATTATTAAATTCTTCGAGATAACTTTTATAAAATTCGTATTCGTTAGAAACACAGGGGTCGTGAAACGCCAACTGTCTCCATGTAGTAATTCCCTTTAAACCAAGTTCTTTAGATCTCGTATCTATAGCCCATTGCTTAACAACTTTAGTCACGCGTTTTCGAACAGGTATACTATTATTTTCTTTTTTCAATTTATCGAACTTTTCTTTTTCCAATTCCATACACTTTGATTTATAATACAAAAGTTCGTTACAAATTTTCGTATAATGACCCAAAAAAGTATAAAGTTCGGGATGTTTATCTTTTGTAGTAGACATTTATTATTTACTTTTTTTCAATAAAAGTAGTGCTTGAATAGCTTCTCCGATTTCCTTATGTTTTAAACAGAATCCGTTCTTACCAGCTCTGCAATAACAGTTCTCGTAGGGACAGTTTGGTCGCATTTATTATTTAATTTTAATTGTATTATTTTTCTACTTAGGTTTCAGAATCACTCAAAATTTCACCTTCTTCAATTTCGTCATCCGTTTCTTCTTCATCGCTATCAATAATGTCCTCCTCTTCAGATTCTAAGTCACCGTCTAAAGAGTCGTCCATTTCGTTAACATCGTCAATATTTTCGGGTAAAATGTTATAAAGTAAATTCCAATCAATATATTTTTTTAATTCATAATCATCGATAAGATCATCCATGGAAATTTTATCACACACGTCCCAATCATCTTGGAATACATATTTCCAATAAACAACATCTTTGTATTCAATTTTTCCGGGAAATAATTCAACAGAAAAGTTTTCACCTTCTCTAAATCCGTTTTCGATAAGTTCATCTTTTTGTTGTTCCATATAAATATTATACATGTGTTCTAAAACACCGACCGAAGATCTATAAAATTGGTGTTTAGGTTCGTGAAAAAAAGTAATAAAATGGGCTTGTCCATAAGACGTTTCGAGTTTTTTATTAGAAATACCTATATACGCGAGAAACCTTTTATTATTAGAAGGTATGAGATTTTCCGGGTATCCAAATTCAGCGCGAAGACCGTAAACTTCAGACGTTTTATTAACTAATTTAGTGCATAAACTATTTAAATGAGTAAGTTTGACAAGCGTGGTACAGTTTTTTAAAAGTTCGTGTGTAAGATTATTCATTGTATATATAACAACATGGTGTTTTTTGTTTAAGTAAGATTAATTGTTTGAATGTGTATACTATTTAATTTATTCATCCATCTCAGTTTTTGGCATGGTATAGAGAAGTTCCCCCCAATTACCAACGTTTCTCATTTTTATATTGTGTTTATCAATAAAACGTTCACCAGATTCAATATTTGTAAAATATTTCTGTAAATATTGAGTCCATAAATCCCTATCATTGCTTGAAATATTACGAGGAATAATTATAACACGCTTAGCGTGAATATTAACTTCATTATCATCCGAATTTAATTTGGATGAAAGTATTTCAAGAAATGGGAGCATTACTTCTTCACATCCTTTATTTTCGTGATAAAACTCAACAGTTCGAATATCATCACGAACTCCCATTTTACTTAAACCAATAAAACCAAGGTAATTATGTTTAGAATCTTCAGATTCCCATGGAAAATCTTCATTCGGTTTAAGTCCCCAAATTTCCATTTCAAGTTCACGACCACTCAAAATATTTGAAAAGACATCGTTCATATCTTTAACTTCTTCGAGTTTAGTGTGTTTTTTCAAAAGCTGATAATAAAGAGACATTATAAAATATTATTTTTTGTTTTTATTTAATTGAATTTTTACATTTCATCTAGTCGACTTAGGTCTTCGTTATTCGATAAAATTTCTTCTGCTAAAATCTGATAAAAAGCCATTTTATACACTAAAAAACCAAAAAGTGTTGCACCCATATTGAAATCAAAAGGTAAATCGTGTGAATTCCATATAGACTCAAATAATGCAAGACACGTTGGTACAAATAACCTTTTATTCAAACCAAGTGATTTTTCTATATTATCAACATACGATGAAAGTGAATCTACGTAAATATAAGAAGCAATAGTCCCTAAACTCGCAGATATACCGTCTATGGGTGTATGAAAAATAAAATGATACGTAGAAACTGCGGTACCGTATTTTAAAGTTGATTTTTTTATTTTAGATTTTATATTTTCATACTCGACTATCCCCTCTTTTCTTTTTGTAGGACACGATATTCTGAGTGTTCTGCTACCAGGATTTATTATACTTAACATACTATAAATTACATTACATTATATCTATACCCTTAATTAAATAATTCGAATCTTGAAAATACTTTTTCTTGAAATAACGTTCTCTTTTTGAAAATCTTTCAATTCTACTCAAAGATGTATCTATACGTTGCTTAATCATAAAATCTTCATCCGTAGATCTCCATTTATCACCAAAAAGAGAAATATATTTCAATTCACGTCTCTGTAAATTTACTTCTGTGATAAGTGTTTTATAAAGAATAAGTGAATACGAATCGTACTCTTTACGTATAAAATCTTCTTGATTAAATTCTTCAATAGCGAGTAATTTCATACGCTCGTATAGTTCATTATTAGAAACAATTTGGTTTTCTTTTTCACTATTAAACCATTGTTTTGAGGTTTTTAACTGGGAATCGTGTAGAGGTGTTGATATTTCTTCCCTTAATTCTTCATGAACTGGAGGACGTATTCGGTTTTGTTTATTAACACACTTTATAACTTTACGGCGATTTTGGGGTGATAAACATAATAATGTACGTGGTTGCGATGTATATTTCATTTTACTTATTATAAATAATTATTCCTTTATTAGTGTTTAAAAACTATCGGGTTCTCCCCACTTTTCTCTCCATTTTCTAACCAGTGTTTCGAGTCTTTCAGTTGGAAGATGTGAATTTTTTCTAGTGATTCGTTCTGGAGCTCCCGGACACACAAGATTATGCGTTTCGTATTTCTGTGACATGTCCCAGATGATTCTTTGAACATCTTCACAAAGTTCATTTGTTGCTTGACAGAAAGCGAGTTTGTAATCGTCGGTATGTAAATGCATGTAATCCATTTTATTCGTTTAATAATAATAATTTTCTTTTTTATATTTTTTTAACTTAGGACGATAATGCATAAAAGATTTATCGAATTTAGGATACTCTACTACAACCATTTCGCCAATTTCGTTCATAGCTAAAAATTCACCAAAAGAACTTGATGGCGATAACATCATATCGTAATTATCTTTAGTTATAGAAGGTAGAGGTGATTGTAATACCGAGTCGTTAGAAGGGTGACTACGTAAAGAATTATTACTTTTTGTTTTAAAAAATTGACATATACTTGAATAAAAAGTAAACATTTAACTGTTTATATTTAGTTTTATTTTTTTATATACTAAATACAAGATGGTTTCACTCCAGGAGTTACCTAAAAAAATACAATACATATCAATAGATTCAAATTATGTCACGGGTACAAATAATACATTTTCGGTTGACTTTAACTTAACCTCTAACACGCATATATCTGATATGAGTAAAGTGTGTGGTTTCAAAGTAGTTGATTTCTATTTAACACAAGTAGGTACATCAAGTGGTGGTACAGGTAACGGTGCAAAATACGTAGACATCATATGTGAAGATATACCAAAACCTGCACAAATACTCGATGAACGTAAAGGTTTAATACTAAATCGAATGGCGTTAGAAAGACAATTTGACGGTAATTCTAATCATAAAATGCACGATAAACAATGGAAAGGATTTAATAGAGTAACAAATTTTTTTAACCCTATATCCATACAAAAACTTAACTTTGAATTATACGAATTACAAGGTAATGGTGATTATGTAAAATTACAACCCGATGCAGAATGGTTTATGACTTTAGAAATTACAACAATAGACGTAAAAGAAAAACCTATAAATAGAGAAGTTCAAATATTAGAAGCTTTACACAAACTTATCGGAAAAATAGATGATCTCAATATAAATGTTGAGAAACTCCCCGATAAGAATGATATCGAAAAAATGGAAAAAGAAAAAAGGAAAAAAATACCTTTATTCTATCTTTTTTTAACTTTGGGAATAATAGGTGGTGGATTTTATTTCTTAAACCGTAAAGTTCAAGTCCAACAACCACAAATACCCATTCAACCTAGATTTTAATATTTATTACGCCTTTTTAGTAGAGGCTTTCTTCTTTGGTGCAGCAGCTTTCTTTTCTGGTGCTGGAGCTGGGGCTGGGGCTGGGGCTGGTGCTGGTGCTGGTGCTGGTGCTGGTGCTGGTGCTGGTGCTGGGGCTGGGGCTGGGGCTGAAATATTATTTTCTTCTTCTAACTTCTTTCTCCAGATAGACGTCATTGTGTTGTAATATATATAAAAGAAAGATTATCTTTATACTAAATGTTATTCATCGGTCCAACTCTCCTGAGTGGAATTGGACAACACTGTAAAAAATATATGGACATATTTCCAAAAGTAGGATATACTAAGTATATAGAAATACACGAACATATACCAGAATCAGAATCGGCTTTTATTTTTGCACTTCCTGTAAAACATTGGTTAGATAAAATACCAGAAATCAAAAGTAAAATAAAAAATGTTGCATGTATGACAGTGTGTGAAACTGAAACTGTACACGAAGATTACGGTAAACTTTTTAAACTATTCGATAAAATAGCCGTACCAAGTGAATTCTGTAAAAAAATTTTTGAAAGACAATTTCCTGAAACAAAATTTTATGTTATACATGCACATATACCAGATAATAGACCTTATACATTTTACCATATTGGTAACGTTTATGATCCAAGGAAAAATTTTAATAAAATCTTAGAGGCATTTATAAGACTTAATAAACCAGATTCAAGACTTATAGTTAAAGCAACGTGTAAACAACCAGTTAAAATAACTGTACCAAACGTTATAGTAATAAATGATTTAGTATCTGATGAAGTTATGGAAGAAATACATAGTAAATCAGATTGTTACGTGAGCTTTTCTTCATCCGAAGGTGTAGGAATGGGAGCCGTAGAAGCATCATTAAGAAACAAACCTGTAATCATAACAGATTATGGTGGTGCAACAGAATATATAGAAACACCATACACTATCAATTGTGAACTTCAGAAATTGCCTGCGGATGATTTTCTTTACAAAAAAGGTATGCTTTGGGGAAAACCAAACATGGAACAACTTATGGAATTCATGGAAGATGCGTATACTAAAAAAATACGATATATGGATCACCCCAAAACCCGTAGATTAACGTCTAAGGAAAACGTTTTAGAGGAATTCGTCGTTAACATAATTGGTAATCAACACAATAAGTCCAGTGAGAATAGTACCGGAAGTAAGTGAACCTCTTTGTGCGATTAACATGGCAACGATGTCATCTATGATCTTAATATTGGTTGGTTTTTTAAAAATTTCTGGAACAATTTGTGAAATTGCGAGATAAAGGGCCATAGATATTATAACAGGTCTGAGAGTTTCTTGATCTAACATTTATTATTACATTACATTTATTTTTTAGGTGTGTGTTTTTTACAAAAATTACCACAAGATGCTTTAAACGTACACTTTTTACCTTTAAGTGTAACCGCCTGACATATATTTGAAAAATTTTTAGTATTCAAACTTTTCTCGGGTGCATTTTCCAAAAATATAATTTTACTTTTTTCTCTTTTATCATCGTACTGTTTGCGAGATTCTCTAAGTTTATGAATACTTCTCGCAAATCGTTCACATTTTTCATCGTGATTTTTATATAAACCCTTAGCTATTTCCAAATCTTTTTGGTCATATAACATTATCAATTCTTCTTTGAAATTCTGATCTAATAATATTATTATGATCACTGACTAAGGTTATAATTGTACATGTATTTATAAAAGAATATACAAAATAATACCCTAAATATTCAATAAACTTTAAATAAATAGCTATACCAAATCTTAAAATAAGATATATCGTGTGAATTGATAAAAACTTAACATCATTTTTAAACACGTAATAATGAGAAATTATAGACATTATCATATCTACAGTATTTACGTACCCAAAAGGAAATAATAAAAAGTAAGAAAATGTCAAGGAGAACATAAAAGTTGATAATAATTTATAGACTGAACGTATTTCAACTGTTATCGCACGTCTATTTTCAATTGATGAATCCGGTTCTGTCTCGGTGTTTGTTTGTGGATTAGGTAAAGGGGGTGGTTTTTCAACATTATTATTTATACCCAATACAGGTAAACCATCTGGATTTATTACGGTGTTATAATAATCAATGGACATAAAAGAATAACCTATATATCTTTTATGTATATTAAATGTAAAGGTTTATGTTATTTATGCAAAAACCCTTTAAAACCTTATATAAAATCAGAAAGTTCTGACGAAAAAATTATAATTAGAAAATATAAAAAAATAAAACCATTATTTTTAATAAACAATGAAACGTATTATAAATACATTAAATCTAAAATGAGAAGAACATGTTATTCGTGTTTTAAATTTTATAGAAAACCAAGTATAGAAGAATTGCGTTTAAGAGAATGCGGAATGTTAAATATGAATAGAAAAACACTTTCTATATCTTCAGACGAATTATTTTATTGGTTTGAAAATTTAAAAAAATATGCATTAAAATGTAAAAATGGAACAGAATTAATATAGTATAAATATATTTAAAAAATATATAAGTACTTATTAGTATGTGTGACGTATCTGGTCCAGACACAGGATCTATAGTTTCTTTAAATGCTATAGGAAAACAAGATACATATCTTATTGATAAAGATCCTCATAAATCATTCTTTAAATACGATTTAAAACAACACTCTAATTTTATAAAATTTCATAGAAATACAAAAGTATCGAAACCAGATGATGCTAATTCATCGTGGCCATTCAACAAGTCTATAAAAGTAAAATTTAAACCACGAAATATGGGTGACTTATTATCAAACATGTACGTTTCTATAAAAATGCCACGTGTATCTTCAGGTCATTATACTTACGCAGATCAACTTGGTCGTCATATATTTAAATCTGTAACTATGCGTGTAGACGAAATTATAGTTGAAAAATTCAATATGGATTGGGGTATAATTTACGATGAATTATATTTAGACGAATCGGAAAAAAGAACAAAAAGGTATACACTAAACAGAAATATAGCTGAAGATACATCCACGATTAGTCAAGGTAATATAGATTTGGGACAATATACATCCGAATTATTTATACCAATACCATTTTTCTTTTCTAGAAAATATGAAAACGATGAATATGAAACAAATAAACCAAATAGACCATACTTTCCATTATGTGCTATTCATAAACAAGAAATTGAATTCGAATTCGAATTTCAACCACAATCCTTTTTTACGGATGAACCATCTACTTTAACTGTAAACTCATTTGATATAATAACGGAAGAAATAACAATAGAACCAAGCGAAAGAACATTTATTAAAAATAAAAAATATACGTTCATTACCGATATTGTTAAAAAACACCCAAGTTTAGAAATAACATCGGATATGAAAGAAGCTAATATAGATCTGGTTCCAAATATACCCGTTAAAACTATAAACTGGTTTCTCAGAAATACAGATTTTGAAAACGAAAATGTATCACGAGAATCTTCTCAAACTAACACTACACCCGACGCAGAATATTATTACCAAAATCGATTCAATTTTTCATCTAGTATGACATCTACAATTGAAAATGAGTTTTACAATCCACCCATGAGTAGCGCAAAACTTTACGTTAATGGTGAAGATTTACCAGGTTTACAAGATAGTGATCATAAATATTATAAATATATAGTGCCTTTTACGAGTCGTTTATCTAGACCTTTCAGGAACATATATACATATACTTTCTCGATGAATCCGGTTAATGTGGAGTCATCGGGAAGTTTGGATTTTACAAATTTACGTTCAAATAGAACTAAATTAAACATAAAAATGAAAGATGGTCTAACAAAAACGTATACATTACACATTTATTACGTTGGTTACCAAACATTTACTTTTGAAAATGGTTTCATGAATTATGCTTATTAAATAATTGTTTTTTATGATCACGAATATAATCAATTATATTATTTTTAATACACCATCTGATGAAATTTAACTGTGCTACAGTTGTGCTAATTTCATCAGTTGTCCCGGGTATAACATAATTTATCTTTTTTGATCTACAGAATGGATCGAATAATTTTTTACTATACCCGTCTAAACTTGATTTATAAGCACAGTGAACACTAAATATTTTACCATCACCAGTTTTATAAGATAAGTTATTTTTTTTAGAATAATTTGTTATAAACCACTCGAGGTTTCTAAGAGAAATACCACCGGTTTTTGTTAGTATTTGATTAAGAGCATCTCTGTTAGTAGAAACTTGATAAAAGGAATCTATAGAATGTAATAAGATATCCGATTTATTCATCTTATTAAAAATGTATTTTAAGCTTTAAACCACTTTTATTACATTGTCAAACCACCTAAACTAATAGGTTTATTAGTTTTATCCGTTTTAGTATTTAATTTAATAAATGTCATATCCATAACTGGGTGTAAATTTATCTTTTGATCCACGTGTAATCCACAAAGATACTTTTCATTAATATCCACGCGCTTACATATACACACACCACCTTTTGTTACGCCACGACATCTTGGTCTACCCTTATTATCATAATGATACTGTTCGTAATACGGATGGAATTCATTGGGTTTTACGTGTATTTTTAATGCACAGTTTTCCAAATCTTTATAAACATTATCCATTATTTTAACTTCGCTATATTCTTTTATTGGATCCACTAACTTTTTTGGTAATTTAGTTTTAGTAACACGTTTAACTTTATAATCATTATTACAACCACCCTCCTTAATCTTCAATAATTCAAGTTTAAACATTGAACCGTCAACTATTTTATCAAAAGTTATACGTCGAATATTAGAACTGATGTCTTCATATATATCATATAGCCTTTCAATAGTTTGTTTTTTTATAGAAACATCTAATACATCTTCTATATCCTTATCGTGAGGTGTCGAATATATATGAAAACCCATGTGACTTATTATCTAATATATCCTACTTTTTAATTACCTTCCACATGTCTGATATTTTTCTTTGTTTAGGATCATCAACAATTTGTTTACGTCGATTTGGTTTTGCTCGTGTTATAAGTTCACCAAAAATCTCCTCTTTAGGATCATCGAATAACGGTTCAATCAAATCACACACTGGATTAATAAACTTATTAAGGAAGTAATACGGGTAATCTATTGGTAAATTATTATCCATAACGTATTTAGGATCCTCTGCTTTTTCATATGCTTTTGCACGTGGATCGTGTGTTTTAATAAGAATATAAGGTACTCTATCACCGGATTGAGGTTCGGAACCGGGTTGACGTTCGCGCATTTTATTACGAACTTGGACATGTGATAAATTTTCCGATTTATACGAATCGCCCAATTGTTGTGAAAGTATTAACTTTTCATTAGGAACGTCACCTTCTAATAATTCAATAGCTCTTTGTAAAGCTAGGGCTTTTGGTGGCCCTGTATCACTACTCTCCAAAACAACATCAAGTAACTCTTTACAGACCTCTCTCATGTGAGGTGTATTATCTCGCCTTACGAGTTGAAGACCCTTCACGTCAATATAATCCATATTCATGTTTCCATCTTTACCTTGTGTCCAAAGCTTCGCCGCATACCTTTTCTTTGAATACAAAAAATATGGACAATACACTTTTTCAAGTTCGAGATTATTTGGTTTTTTAAACAAATGTGTACACTCAGAAGCAGCCTTCTCACCAAGTTCCCAACTATACTTAATTGCCTCTTCACCTTTACGATCACCTACATCAAATTCAACCATAACAGAGTCCGTATCTCCATATCTCACCTTTGCACCAGGAAAATTCTCCTCGACATATTTTTTTGTATCATCAATCATCATTCGACCCTTTCGCGTTACAGACGATGCTATTGGTACACAAGGTAACATTCCCTTAGAAGCACCCGTAAAACCATACACCGAATTCATTGATACTTTATAAGCCAATTGTTTACCATTATACATTTGTTTAAGTGATCCAGATGAATTTGCCATATCTTTTTTAGCCTGTTTTCTAAACTGTTTCAATTCGGTAAGAATACTAGGTAAAAGACTAGGTACATTCTGAACAAATTTAAAATTACCAAACGTCTCTATTTCCAAATCGGGGTACCTTTCCTTATCTTCATACTTGGGATTCATAATCAAAGTTGAATAACAAAGGTTGTGTGCCATCATAATAGATGGGTAAAGAGCTTCAAAATCTAAAGCTGTTATAGGTGTATAATACGCACCTTTCTGAGCCTCGAGAACAGTAGCACCCTCATAACCATCAACCATACCCTCACCCCAAGCAATTGTTGGTACGAGGTACCCCATTTCCCGCGCTTTTTTAGTTAATTGACTAAAAACTTTTATTTGTTGTCCACGCTCAACCAAATAAGATAAGGGAACCCATGTTGCTTTTGCCATCTCCAATAAATTAATAAGTGTACACAGTTTTGAAAGTAATCTATGTGGGAGTAAAGTATCCTTAATACAATATTCGGCAACTTCACGCAATTTTACGGGATCTTCCTCAACAAAACGTGCGAACATCTCTTTGGCTGGCATATCAATTTTTTGATCACCGAGATATAATTTAGAAACGTTATCGAGCTTATACGAATCGAGTTTATACCCCTTCTTAACCTCGTGGAATAAATCAAAAACAAATCGACCAGGAATAGGTAAAAGTTTCAAATCATTATCACCAAGTGCACTCGATGATAATTTTTTATATACCATTTTACACGTGTGATACTTCAATTTACTTAATTTATAAAAATTATGATTACAACGTGTTTTTTCAGCACGTTTCATTATATATTCCATATCAAAACCAAATATATTCCATCCCGTAATAATGTCTATGTCTTTACTAGTAAGATATTTACTAAACGCCTCTAACATACCACGCTCAGTATCGTAACTCAACAGTGTACATCCTTCTAGATCTGAATCCGTTTGTTTGTAACAAAAACACGTTTTATCGTAAGGTATATCAGACCCAAATTTACAAAGGGAAACGGCTATCTGAAAACAACAATCACCGTCTATATCAGCATCAGGAAATTTACCAGTCGAACTGTTACACTCAATATCCAAAGACGCAACTACAAAGGGTGCAGTTTCAGGTTTATCAACTGGTTTTAAGTTATTCCAATTATTACAATATAAATCGATATCAACCTTTGCAATGTCATTTACTTCACATTCGTCACCGGTATCCAACCATCCAGTAGACTGAATACCTGTTCTATGCATTAATCTCAGGACAGGTTCAAGGTTTGATTCAAAAACCTTCAATTTTACAATTTCATCAGGAAGTTTATGTTTTAGTTTATTCGCAACACGTCTCCTATCACCTAAAGTTTGACACTCAATTTTCATAAAGTAAAAATTTTCATTATTTTGAAATCCCCAAACATCTTTATACTGAGCTATACTATAATCGAGTACCAATTCAGGTAATAGTTTACATATTTTATTATACCAAATAACAGACCATGTTTTTGGATCTTCGCGTGGTAACTTTACGAAAAAGTACGGTTTAAATTCGGTTGTTAAGCAGACGGACTTACCATCACACGTCTTACCGAAAATATGTACTAAATGTTTTTCATCATCATCCTCGGTTTCCCATGTAAGTGCTTGAAAAACAACCATGTCTCTTATTACGTTATCGCTCAATTTTTTTAATATAGTATATTAGTAAAATATGTCAGCTGCTTTAATTGACCTCGTATCGGTCGGTGCCCAAGATGTGTACATCACAGGCGACCCACAAGTTTCTTTTTTTAGACAAAACTATAAACGTCACACCAACTTCGCAATCAAACCCGAACGCATGGATTACATCGGTGAGTTCGATGCGAGTAACGAAGTTATTATTCCAATCAGATCCAAGGGTGATCTCTTAAGTTATGTATGGATCGAAGCCACAAATATTAACGTTAAAGATAATAACGCCGCAAGTTTGTTCAGCTCGGCAGCTGCACCAACAGAATTTTCTTTGTGGGTTGGTGGTCAAGAAGTATGTAAAATGGATTCTCTCTTTGTTGCGGGTGTCCATAACGTTCTCTACAACGAATCCCAAGCGAAAGCTTCGTGTGCGACCACATGCTATGGTCCAGGTACCATTGCTGGTGGTAGTGGTGCTACAACACAAAACATATCTTCGGGAAGTTACGTCATTCCATTCTTTTTCAGTGAAGACTGGACCAAATCTCTCCCACTCGTCGGTCTTCAATACCACGAAGTTGAAATCAGAATCAAGTTACACTCCGCATTTTCTAAGGGCTCCACACCAAAGGTATATGGATCTTATGTCTATCTTGACACGGAAGAACGTGAATTCTTTGCCAATAACGAACACGAAATCCTTATTACACAAACACAGTATCAACCAATGTCTAAAGACGATACCAGTGTTGATTTAACATACTTTAACCACCCAGTTAAGGCCGTCCACATTGCATGTGCTGAAGACCATTCTACAAAATACTCGTTCACGGATGCATCTTTGTATATTAACGGTACCACCCTTTTCGAAAACATGACATACGAATATCACAATAAAGTCGTACCATCGAGACACTGCTCTGCTCTCTCGGAAACGCTTAGCGTAGAACCGGTCACAACGTGGCCATTCTGTCTCACTATGAATAAATCGCAACCAACTGGGACCTTGAACTTTTCAAGAATTGATAACGCTAAAATTACAATTAATGGGGGAGCTTCTGGTGATACTCCAGCGGCTCTCAGAGCATATGCGGTCAACTATAACATTCTTAGGATTAAGAATGGTATGGGTGGTGTCGCATTTGGTAACTAAAATTTTACATTGTACCCGTCGAACCAAATCCTCTATTCGCGCGCATGGTTCTTTTTAATTCACTCACTTCCTCGACAAAAGGTGTCATACACTTTTCTATGATTAATTGAGCAATTCTATCACCCTTTTTAATTTCGTATGGAATAACCCCGAGATTAAATAGGTTTACTTTTAATTCACCAGTATAATCCGGATCAATAACACCCGCACCAACGTGGATACCATATTTCACAGATAAACCCGATCTAGGCGCTATTCTACCATAACACCCAGACGGAACAGTCGCACAAACACCCGTACTCACAATATTACGTGCACCAGGGTCAATAGTCAATTCATCGAGACTGTATAAATCATAACCAACAGATCCCGGTGATCCCCGCGTTGGTAAAACCGCATCTAATGTTAACCGTTTAATTTGAAGAGTTTCAGGGGATATCATTTTTATTATTATAATAAATCATTTCTTTATATAAATTAAATATAGTAATATATAAATGACATTAGAAGTAGTGACATATGCGAATAAATCGTCGGGTATGTTTGAAGAACTTGTAAATAACGAACACGGTGTTAAAGTAAAAGTTCTTGGTATGGGTAAGAAATGGAATGGGTACTTGGATAAATCCAAAGGTCTTTTGGAATACATGAAAACGAAAAAAGACGACGATATAATTGTTTTTATCGACGGGTTTGATACAAAAATAAATAAAGATATTTCAAACGTTAAGAGTCTTTTTGAAAGTTATGATTGTAAAGTACTTTTTTCAAAACACCCTGATATGCTTGATATAGGATTTAGATTTCCTAAGTGTGATGACAAAAATATAGGAAGTGGTGGTATGTATATGGGTTATGTTAAACACCTTACAGTTTTATTAAAAGAAAGTTTAAAACCAAAGTGTCAAGATGACCAATATAATTTGAATGCCTTATGTAAAAAATACGATTTTATAAAAATCGACGATAAAGAACTAATTTTTAAGAATTTTAGTCCATTCGATAAAAAAGAAAGTGTAAATGCGATATTTATTTCTTATCCAGGAAGTATTACTTTAGAAAGAATATCGAGACACCCCATAGAATATATGCAGTTTTTTTACATTTACATTTTGCTTGTAAATATCGCTTTACTTGCATTCTTTCCCCAAAAACAAAATTATTTATTGGGTTCTTTATTACTTTTTACGTCCTTTTACGTATTTTACGCCGATAAAAGCTGTACAACTGATTAAAATACACAACAAAGACAATACTAAATCTTCGACAGATACTTCGTAACCTAATACAGGTATTCGAAACACGCGATAATCTTTGTAGTGACAAGCGGTTTTCTCACCTCTATTCACTACCTTTTCTGTAATTTTATCATATATACCATGACAATATCTATTATACCTATTTGAACTCATTTCGCCACTCATTTTATATTCCTCATCCGTCCAAAACGAATTTTCATTATCAATTTTTTTATTTAGGTTTTTCATTGTTGTTGTTTGTATATCGTAATGAAAAGAATGTTTATAATTTATTATTTTTTCTGCGCCTTCACGTGTAATGAAATATGCAGCGGTCGAACCAGATAATAAATAAGGATTACCACCCTCTTTAGGGCATACACCGTCACAGTGTAAACTTAAGTAATCCCAATCTATTTCATCAAGCTTTATTCTTAAAGAATTTACATCTCTAAAAAGCGGAAATGCATCATCTTCTAATATAAGAGCAAATTCATTTGAATCATTCTTTAAAAAATGTTTAAGGGCTTGTATATGACTATATGTACAGCCAATAGTAGATCTAGGCTTTAATAAAGGTGTTGTTCTAACAAAATGTTTTTGTAATTCACTCTTATCAATGTCTTCAAATCTATACCCACTAATACGAAC